AGGCTCCCCAATTATACAATAAAGCGTTAAATTATTATTAGAACGCAAAACTAAGTGTGACTGAAGGAGTAACTTCTTCGTCATCTACATCATAGTTAACATCAGTTGATACTGTGACACCAGCAAAATCGTTATCGTGGCCGATACCAATATTTTCTAGTGAATCATTTTCATCGCCATTGATGTATGCTGTAAAACCTGATACTGTTGTATCTAATTCATATGCTAATACATCGTCTTCATAAGATGTTGTGCCACCTAATGCAATACCAGAAACTTCAACAGTATCGAAACGTGCACCCCATACATACTCTTCAGATGTGCGATTATAATCCATTGATGCAGTTACATCAACAACTTCCAAGTCAATTGAATATGCAAGTTGAACATTAGATACTTCAGTAACATCAGTTGTAATATCAGTAAATCCAACTGCAACCGCCGCTGGGCCGTATGATAATGTCAATGATTCATCAATTACTGGTTTTGAAATTGAAGCAAAATCAGATGTCGCTTCAACAAAAACACCATCCTGATCACCGTATGATACTGTCACATCTGCAACTTCTGTGCCGACATGCCATTTATCTAGTGTGATTGTACCACCATCAACAGAGTCGAACTCTAGTCCAACATTCGCAGCGCCTTCGCCTGCAGCAACATCAACACCAATTGTAGTCGTGGCTTCATACTTATCAGTTGCATCATTTTCCGCAACTTTCATTTCTACAGAAGCATCAACCTCTGCAGCAAATGAACTTGTAGCCATTAAAATAGCGGCTACTGTTGTTAGTAATAATTTCATTATAATATTTCCTTTTAAACAAAAAAATATGAGCAATGTAATTGCTCATACTACTGTACTTATACTAATATAATACATTTTTGCTTTATTATCAAGGGGTTATAAAATTAATAATATTAACAGTGATATTTATATCACATTGATAATATCATCCAATGCTTTAATTATTACAGTAAACGATCCCATGTCTGGTTGCCACATTTCCAATGCTTCTCTTCCAGCAGCATCTGCAAGTTCTTTAGAACTATACACCCCTACAATATTGCTATATTCAGAGTTATATTTATACAAGGTAGTGATATAAATATTTGTCATTATTTTATACCTTTAATATGTTTAAAAAGTGTTACACAATGAGCAAAGCATTTTGGATAATGTTCAGGGTCGGGCAACGAGTCACCAAAGTATTCAATGAATTCTTTTATTAATTCATCATTCATAATTTTTTAACCTTTGATTTGACAACTGTTTTTTTCTTCTTAGTGGGTTTCTTTTTAACTGGAATAACGTCATCTGTTTTGTTGTACCAATTCCATCTAGTTAGCAATGGCCCAACTGCATATTCAACTTGCGAGTTATTCCAGTTATATAGTTTTTTTATATCGCTGTATAACTTTTCTTTGTCAGTGTATATGCCCATCATACTAATGATGTTTTTGTCAATATCAATCCAATTCATTCGCTTAACTTTTTGTCAAGTGCTTTAATATCATCTGTGATTTTCTTTTCAAGTTCAATTGCTAAATCATCAAGTTCATCAATCCACGCCTCATGTTGTGCAAATGTAGTTTGTAACTCGCCAATAAGATCTGATAATCTACGGTCAATATACTCACCCAAGCGATTATCTTCTGCTAATCTGACATTATCTATTTCTAGAATACCTTCAAGTGTTTTTTCTTTGAGGTCCTGATATTTTGCTTTTAAGTCTACTACATCACGTTTCAAGTTTACTTCTTGTTCGACTGCCATGCGGCTTGTAAGTTCTGATACCTGTTCATTAAGTTGACTGATTGTTTGTGCTTGTTGTGCTGTCCACCATACAAACGCACTTACTTGTAATACGATTGCAATAACAACACCTATGCTAAATTTGTTATTCATTACTGTCCTCTGACTTCCAGATTGTCCATATACCATATGCAATTGCTGCATACGCAATTAAATCAACTGGTACGAGAAGCATTGCAATTCCAGTTGCGATTAATGCAGCCCCATCAAGTGTTGTACGTTCTTTTAGTCTATTTTTAATCCAATTAATCATTTTGTTTCTCCTCTGTTAATTTAGTATAAAACAATTCTTCATCTGGACAATTACTATGTTCAATCTGAATTGTAGTGTGAACTATTTTATATTTATCGATTAATAGTTTTTTGGTATTATATATTGTATCATCACATTCGCCATCATCCAATATATTAATGTGCATAGCGGCTGAAATTTGCCCACTTGCTAATTCCCATATATGTATATGGTGAATATTATTAACATGATCTACATTTGTCATAATATCTTTTACTATAACATCAATGTCGATATGATTTGGTTTACCTGTCATTAGTATTCTAAGACAATCTTTTAATAGTTCCCAACCACTTTTTAATATCAAACTGGCAAGAATTACACTTATAATTGGATCAATATAATACCAATCAGTAAAGTATATAACAATACCACCAATAATTGCGCCGACACTTCCCAGAATATCCAACAAGATATGTAGTATCACTCCTCGCATATTAATATTATGGCCATCATGATGATGATGCACAACTTTATATAATATTAAATTAACAAACAACCCAGTGATTGCGATTGGCAACATCCAATATATGTCAACAGGCTCAGGATTTAATATTCTATATATGGCTTCATATATTATATATGCAAATAGTAATATCCACATTAACGCATTTAAAAAGGCAGCAATGACTTCGGCTCTCATAAATCCATACGAGTAAGTTTCAGTGGGAGGTTTTCGACCTATCCAAAATCCAAATACTGCGATAATCATTGCCAATGCATCCGTCGAAAGATGCAATGCATCACTTAATAATGCTAAAGAATTACTTATGTATGCGCCAAATAATTCAATGCCCACAAATAAGACTAAGATAAAAATACTTATTTTTAATGCACGTTCTTCTTTGCCTGCTTTTCTTATATGATACTGATTATGTTTCATTAATTTTTTTCTTTGTACTATAAAGTTCTCTGATACCATTTGAAATATCAACTGTCGGGTGCCATCCAAGAAGTTTTTTTGCTTTAACTATGTCAGCAAGTGTTTCACTTGCATAACCTTTAGGCTTCTCTTGGTTCTCTACTTTTAAATTAGGAAAAAACTCTCGTAATATTTCAACAACTTGATTTACTGAAACGTTTTCACCTGTGCCTACATTAAAAATTTCACTCTTTACTTTAGACTCCATACTCGCAATACAAGCACGTGCTACATCACTAACGTGTATGTAATCTCTTCTATACTCACCATCACCATGAACTGTCAATGGAATGTTTTCATTTGCCATACGATAAAATCTACTAATCATTAATCCATTATGATCATCAGATGGTTGTTCATCTCCATATACTGTGAAAAATCTCAATACATTATAATTCAATCCAAAAACATTTTTATATTGTCTACATAATTGCTCACCGAATAACTTGGTCATTGCATAATAATTTAGTGGATCTGGTTTATGAAATGGTTTATGTGGAATTGGATTATTTCCATATATACTTGATGAACTTGCAAACACAAATTTACGAATACCTACTGCGTGTGCTGCGGTCAACATATTACGTGTACCAGTAACATTTATATCAAAATATAAGTCAGGATCAATAAAACTGTCTGGTATTCGTGTCTTTGCTGCAAGATGAATAACAAAATCTTTTCCAGCAGTCGCCATTATACACTTAGCAGCTTTTTGTACATCACCCTTAATATAATTAACCATTTTAAAGTCATCAGGCTTTTCAGCGATATCCAAAACAGTTACATCATAGCCTTTTCTTAATAATTGCCGGACAACTTCTCTACCCACAAAACCTGCGCCGCCCGTTACCAGAACTTTACCTTTTACTAACATATAAATTCTTTCTTAATTTCTTTATTCAATATATTTAGTCTATTAATGTTTGTACAATTATAACAGAATAATAACCAAATAGCAAGTATTATTTAACTTAACATTATGTCACAGTTGCACTACACGCATACCGAGTCTTCGCAAAATGCAGTTGATTTTAGTGTTTTTTAGTGCTATATTACTATAAATAAAAGTGTAAGACAAGCGACCTCAGCTTATAAAAAATGAGTGGCACTGGGAAAGACTAGGGTATTGCTTCCCTCAAGCATCAAACAATTTGGAGAACCTGAATGACACTAAATCTATTTAGTGCCCTAGCAAATCTTTTTGGGAGATTTCCTGATAGGGCAACAAAACGCTCAGACTTAATGACTTGGGCAAAAACAGAGTACGCGCGTGATTGGGAATTTGCCTACCAATACATGCTTGATAACAGTGGTAAGGCGCCATCACACAGACACATACAAGGAATAACAAATGATCAATAGACTAGTAGTAGCATATAAAAATTTTAGAACCCAATGGGACTATAGAAATAAAGTTCGCAAAACAATCAAAGAATTGTCAGAACTTACAAACCATGAATTGAATGACATAGGAATTTCACGAGGCGAGATTTATAATGTTGCAATCAATTCTTATAACAAACCAGAGCGTCTGCAATCTGAAGATTTAGAATTAACAGTAAATGAAAATCTAAGAGGAGCAGTATAATGACTACACTAGTAATGAATAAAACATCTAACTTAGGTAAGGTAGTAAGTAGAGGCTTAATTGCATTTGCAATGGGCGTATGGGCATTTGGCGAGTCAGCAGGCAGAGCAAGAGCGGCTGCTGAATTACACCGTTTGGGTTACACAGAAGAAGCAAAAGCACTTATGTTGGGAGACAACAAATGAGTGGTGATATCGCAATGATGGGTGCTTATATTGGCGCTGGACTAGCAACATTCGGAATGGGTGGCGCTGCCATCGCAGTAGGAATGATTGTTGGTAGTGTACTTAAAGTTATGCCTAAGAAAGGTGACACAGGAACAATGTTCGTTGGTGTTGCGTTTGCTGAAGCACTAGGCATCTTTGCCTTTTTAGTAGCATTACTATTAATGTTCGCTGTTGTAGCCTAATGATAGGCGACCAGAATGTAACGATGACCTCGGAAGTAATAGAACGCACGGGCTTCTATGCTTTCGTGGCAATGACATCGTTGATATTAATTTGCATAGCATTTGGATTTTATGCTGTGATTGACAAATACAAACAACCAAACTGGTCAGAAGTATGTATCGCAAAGGGCGGTGTACCAGTAAAATTAGAAAAGTCACTCTTTGACTGTAAGGGAATATAATATGTTAAAAAGATTTTTAAAAGCAATGGAATATCGCTCATACTGCATGGCAATTAGAGAACTACGCAACAAAGGTTTGCACAAAGAAGCACAACGCATTAGTGAATTCAAACATGCAATGTACCCAACTTTCTGATAAACTCGCCTACGGTTTAACTATGTTCTTTCGCTGGTAGGACCAGAAACTAAATGTAGTTTGAGCATAATGCAATCTACATCTGCCGGTTCCAAGTAAGGTATAACATCATCGTTGTATATGTGCATACCAGGCAGTTGGACAAATTTATTATTTTCGAATACTGCAACTTCATAAGAACTTTTACCAGGTTCTTGTATTACACTTAACTCATACTTACCAAAAGATTTTTTGGCTTGAAAATGATTGGGATGGATTTCATTAAATTTTAAATCAGCAAATTTCATTATTTGTATCCTCAAATTTTTCTTCTATTGACTTAATGTGCTTGCATTTTTTAAATGCGGGACAATCGCAGGTAAATCCTTTATAGGTCATTTTAACTGTATACACATTGCCATTGCTACCTGACACATTCCATTCGGTGTCAACTGCCCAATGACCTTTAGTATTGATTAGATCACTAGGAAATATACGTGGTCCATACTTTGACATTAAAGATTATGCCTCGTCAATTAGAAAACAATTATCCTCTTCATCTTTACTCAAGTAAATCGAGTTGAAAAGAGATTCAGGTACCGCACCCAGACCGACTGCATAACGAGTTTTACAATAGTGTGCATAATCTTCACACTCAGTGATTTCTGGTAGAAATGGATGGGATGTGATAATTTCTTGCGTCATTTTATTCTCTTTCTCACTAACTTATACATTCTTTATAGAGTATTTTGTTCTTGATGTCAAGTAAAAAATAATGTTTATTCAACTAAATTTTTCTACGTGGACAACAAACCCAACTTGGCGCTTAGGATCATTAACGTCATGCCCGCTATCGTGCGTAAATGGTCCACGAATGTGAGTGTCACGGTCAGGGCGGCCTGTTTCTTTTGTATTAAAACCTTTGATATAAGTTTCGGCTTCTTCTTTTGTTTTGAAGAAATAACTGTTTTTCTTATGCATGACGAATCCCTTTTCTCTAACTTATACTTACTTTATACAGTGATTCGTTTAGATTGTCAAGTAAAAATGTTATTTATATTGCCTTCGAATATAAAATGACCAGTATGATCCAACTTTACTAATGGATCAAGCCATATCTTACCACCAATATTTTGCCACCGTCTACAGAACGCATAATCTTCGGACAAATATCGTTTTGTATCAGGTTCTAGATATGTATCAAAGAATAAGTATGTCCATTTTGCAAACTCTGGATCCATATTCAAATCATTATTAAAATAAAGATCTGGATATTCTTCAATCATTTTCATAATGACTTCACGTTTGATAAGCATAAATCCAGTTGCAGCATCTTTTAATTCTGTGAGGCCGTCTGTCATTTGTATTTTTGGTTTATCGTCATCCAAATTATATTTAAAATTAAGTGCATAGTTTGAACCAATTGAGTTTAATAAGTTTGCATCAATTGATGTATTATTTACTACATTTTGTTTTATATTATTCCAGTTCAAATCTTTTTTAGGATATGCACCCACAATAATATCTTTATCGTGTTGCAGCATATGTAAGATATCTAGTGCATCAAAATTTATATCAGCATCAATAAACATCATATGTGTTGCATCTGGATTAGCCATGAAATATGCTACCATGTGACATCTAGCACGTGATATTAAACTTTCGTTAGCACTAGTAGTCAGGGAGTATGGTATTTCATGTTTCGTGAACATCATATGTGCACGGGTCCACGACCTAAAGAAAGGTTCAGTTAATTGTCCGCCATAGCAGGGAGTACAGTAATGCACATGTGTTTTTCTTATAAAATCTAAATCGATTTCTTTTCTAAATTGTAGGCAATGCTCTAATGCGTTATTATTCAATTTTTATCCGCTTCATTAACTTATTGTTAGATTATATTCTACACGATTCTAAAGTATTTGTCAACTTCTTTGATCTTTAATCCAGTTCTTAGCCTGTGGCATAGATGGCGCCTTATTTAAAAATTTATCAATTGCTCTATCAACTTCTAAGAAATTTGCTTTACGTTCTGGATCTTCTAGGCCACCAGAGTTATCAACAACATGAAAGTTTGCTGCACCAAATACTTGTTGGAATTTCATAAGATTGTTTTGAACTTGCTTCCACATTTTAGACACCATTTCAGATGGAATGCTTCTAGGACGGTTTTTGTTGCGATCTTGTGCCACGTCTTCACTTGTGTTAACGAATAGCATCATTGTATCGTAACCTAATGCTTTTAGTTGTTCACTTGCTTTAGAAACTTTGGCAACATCTTTACCAGTGCCGTCAATGATAAGACCCAAACGACCTTCTAGATAACCGCCCTTGCCTGTTGTAATATCGCCTTGACGTTTATTAGTTAAGTCTTTTGCTTTGTTACGTGTTCCTTGTCCGTCTGGGCTTGCGATAACCAGGGGGTCTGACATGTCCATATCTTTTTTCTTCATTAGATATTCATAGATGTCATCGCTGTTAACAGTTTTCAAACCTGTACCCGAAAGCATTTTACCAGCGACAAATGATTTGCCACTACCAGGTCCGCCTGCTAGAAATACTGCTTTAAAAATGTGAGGATCATTAACGCCCTCTTCAACTGGTTTGATGATTTCATTTACATGCATTGATATTTTCTCCTAGTAATGTATATTGTATTTATCTAGGACCCAAAACTGTTTGTTCTTTTATTGATTCCCAAGATGCAATACTACTTGCTATTTTAGGAGAAACATTATTAACGATTCTAGTATGTCGTGGTTTTATACTATTATTAAATAATACACGCTTCTCTTCTTCCTTTACTACGTTAAAATCAGCACCTGGTGATTCATATGTCAGTTCCTTTTTTACATTATGTAGATCACGTAAAATGTTCTTGTATCCAGAAAGTTCTTCGATTATTATTAATGCTTGCTTTTTTTGTCCAGTTTTAAATATAACAGAATTAGATTCAGTATATGTCCTAATATCACTAATTGTATTTCGAATTAATGTCTGTTGTGAGGTTACATCTTTCCCTATAGTAGGTCTCCACAGTGTTTTAAATACTTCTGCAAGAACAGACATTAGTGGCAATGCATTTCCTTTATTGTCAGTAGTTATATTATTACCAGCAGTATCTATAATATCTGCATCCGATGCTGCAGATGCAATTTGTGGATTTGATGCATCGCCCCTTGTGTCTGATGTAACATCATTGGTCACTGTGCCGCCTTGTGTAATACCATCCACATCTTGAATACTAGGAAGCGTCTCCAACTCAGGAATAGGCAATTGAGGTGTTCCCCTAGAAGTAGATATAATATCAGATAATGTTGCTGATAATGAATTGCTACCAGTTAATGGTTTTTTAACAACACGTGTTGATCCGTCGGATGATGTAATAGTTTCAAATTCAGAACTTAATCCATTATTACTATCATACAAGTCAAATAAGTATGCGTCTATTGGTTGATATATACTTGCTGCTAAACTAAATGGCGACTGTGGGACTCCCGGCTGTGAGGATGCTGCATCCTTTGCTGTACTAATAATTGAATCAACATCACCAGGAAACGCCCGAGAGTCAACCGTAGTAGGGATATTAAATCCAGCATTGCCTGTTGGTAACGGAGCATTTAATAATCCAGCAGCAGTTTTTAATTCAGGTGATCCAGTATTCATCAAGACTGCCAATTTGCACGGATCTAACATCGCACCTGCCATCGCCATTGCTGCTAGTTTGTCTGCTATCTGGGATGCCATATTTGCAATATTTGCAATTTCTCCAAATATTTGATTTGCTACGCTTGACACGGCATTCATCGCACTTGATGCCATACTCCCCAAATCGCCTAGCATGCTTTTAATATTTGGCAATGATCCCATTATTGAATTCAATGCATTATTAACTACCCCAGATATATTACTTATTAGTGAATCAATATTATCAGATATTGGACCGACCAATCCTGAAATTATATTTGAAATATCACTAGAAATTCCATCAAAGAAATCCATAATGCCAGTCTGATTTAGTATATTCATAAGTGAGGATTTTGCACTATCTAATAGACTAAACGCACTATCGAAACTACCAGACATAATACCCATTAATTCGTTAAATAGGCTACAACTATTATCTTGTTCACCAAAAGATTTATTAAGTCCCGATAAGGTATCAGCATCTTGTAATGTCTGTGGCAAATCTTGAATTTGGCTATCAGTATGTAATTTTAAATTATTAAACATAGTAATAGCAACTGTTCCCAACGTTGCACCAAGCAATATTTTATCAAAATCTAATCCTGTTGCCGCTAACACACCTGCAATAATTGTACTTTGTGCAAGGACACTACCACCATTGTTAGTATCAGATAGCAAGTTAAAAGAATTATTTGCATTATTTAATGATAAAACTCCTTGACTTGAATTGTATTCTGTATAGTTTGTAATACCATCTGTAGAAATTGTATTATATGGATTTGAAAAATTATTACTTGCTAGTTCACTTGATATAATAGATAATGCTTGCTTTCTATTATATTGTTCTTCCGCAGCGTTTAACTCTGCTAACTGTGAGGGAGTCAATTCAATTTTATTTTTTTCATCATAGTATTCTACTGGTGTGTTAACTGTTTCTCCCAGAGTCTCAAATATAATATTGCTTGCGGTGGGATTATTTGATCCAGTTAGGCTTCCGCCACCTTTACGAATAAATTCTTGATATAATCTTTCAAATTCTGCTTCACTCATTGCCATATCATTCATCCATTAATATATGTTTTGCTTGCACCTGACGTAACTTTAACGCCGCACGAATGCGAATCATTAACTCTGCCGGCTGGTCTGCCATTAACATAAACATTAGACGCACCTTGGGCCAGTGGCGTAGTATGCGGAACACATGATGGTGGTGAACCTTGTGGAATATCATGTGGAAATGTTTTATCACCCACACGATACGCAAGCTTCCCTTCAATAATAACATTCTCACTGCCCATGCCACATTTTCCTGGAGCACACGGCGAGTGAGGTGTAAGTAAATCAGTTGTTCTTGCTGCCTGTGGCATTATGTAATTAATCCTGGGGTATCTGGTACTACCAAGCCACTTGTAGCGGCGCGGTATGCATCGGTTGTTTCTTTGTTTGTTTTTAACACTGCTACTACTTTATCTGCTTTAAATGATACTTCGCCTTCTGCATCACCAGTAATGGTGAATGGCTGAAATGCTGCGCCTTGCGGGCCAATTGCAATAGTCAATGGTCTAGCAAGAACAATTGTTTCAGCATCTTCACTTATCAATTTTCCCAATGCCTCTTGCCCACTCATTAGAGAAATGGTAACAATATCATTTACTTTGTGTTTTACTTGTACTAACATTTTATCCTCATTCTATTATGTTGTATTTATTCTTTTAATTAACGTATACTATTATACATCTCTAAATTTTAACTTATCCAATATAAGTTCTTTAGAAAAACGTTTTAAGATATCGAAGTCCGCATGTACATCATCTACTCTCTCAAGTATTCCACTACTCCGGTTTAATAACCATCCATCTACAATACATATAAGGTATATATCACCGTACAGTAAATCATGTATTAGTAAAAGTTCCGGATCTTTATCTGGGTGAGCGTGGTGTACTGTATAGAAACAACCTAAACCGTTTCCACTATTAGTATAAAATTCTTCACTAATATATTCCCACACATCTGGCCAAGTAGTAAGATTATCATAGTTAAATCCTTGACTATGATAATCTAAACTTTTCCACCAATCTACCACTTTTTGTAAGTTAGTTTCTGTGAAATTATTTTTAAGTTCTAATCTTTGTTGACGCCACTCATATAGAAGTGTCGATTTATCTTTCATTTACATTGACCATCTTCTTAACGTATAACTAATTTCTGTATTATAATTTGCATCTTGCGTAAAGTAAATTTGTAAATCGTCGCCCTTTTCTGCAGTAGCAGTGAAAACACCAGATACATCTGAAATAAATGTTTGTACATCCCACTGTGGATTTGCGTTACTAATTATAACATCATCACCTGATTGTGTTGCAACTGCACCGACTGTTGTGTTTGCAGAAGTTAGTAACCATGCATCGACTAATTCCTTTGTTGTAGCAGTTAGGCGAACTGTATCTTCACGTTTTACATCAAATTGAATATTAGAAAATTCTACTTCCGGTGCCACTGGTGGCGCAGGTACCGCTGGCGGTTCAGGATACAATGGGTTAGGATACATCTCTGCGATATTATCTGTATTAAAATCTTGCCAAATTTCAGTATGTTCGTCTGTTAATTTTACTTGTGGAATACCATGAGGATGACCGTTTATAATTTTTATTTGTCCAGCACGAACAAATACCTTGTTATCTCCGCGCTGTATTAAAGAATAATCAATAAAGAATGTAGTGCATATATCAAAATGATATCGTAAGAATATGTCGTTTGGAATTTCAAATGTTTTCTTAAACAAACTAGAACGTTTTCCACTGTGGTGAGAGTGTGATGATAGATGCTGATCTGCAAAAATTTGATTATATGTATTTTCTGTTAATACTTCTACATTTCTACGTGATCTTGCATAAAATGGTGCAGTAAATTCTGGAACCTCGATAAAACCAACATCAGTAGTATCAGCATAGTCAACGTCTGATGGACTGCCAACTAATGACTTTGTATAATAATATGCTCTATGTGTATTACTATAATCATATAGAGTAAAATCATTTGATCCTGGTTGATCTTTTTCTTTAATATAAATTGTAGCAAGTCCAACTTCGGATGTTTCAGGTTCTGCATATGTTAACTGATAGTCAAGTGTGTTCTGGGCTGCAATTGTCTCAGTTCTATACGTTGGCAAAGTAGTATCATCATATCTATAGTAGTTATTAATTTCCTCTATTGTCATTGTAGACAAATCGGAGCCGAGAGGAACAGTTGCAACTCTAGGTGATAGTAAATCAAACTCTGATAACACAAGTGATAATCCATTCTGTACATCACGACTGTAATCTATATAATAGTCATTGGTTACAAGCGGTGACCCATCGCTACGAAGTGATGGGGTTGAAAGTGGAGTTATATCTAAGTCCTGTGTTTCAATATCAGTTGTATGAAATTGAAAATCTTGGACACCACTACCAAGTTGCTGCCAAGCAGTATCTTGTTTATACCAATATGTAACTCTATCTGGGCCAGTTATAACTGCTATATCACTATTTGTACCAAGACCAGAAATTGGCTGAGGAGGAATTGTTGTATAATTTATATTTGCATTCAACGGGTGATAATTAAGGACATGATCTATAACTTCAGGGACCCATTCGGTAGAATCCCACTTGAATAATCCAAAGTTAGATTTATTCATATAGGTCGAAGTGTCATTAGGGGCAATATCTTGTGATGGCATTGCATCATTATGTTTCATATACAATGAAGTTACAGTTATATCTCTTACTGAATCATATGTTACTGACGTTACCACGCCGTGTGTATAATCTTCAACACCGATGACCTCTAATACTTCGCCATTTCCATTTAGTGGACCAACTGCAATTGATGTAAACTGCAAATTAATATCATTTGATGGTGCACCCATAGTTCTGTATTCAGTGTTACCAATCTTTTTTATAATATATGTTTTTCCAGGATCAATCTCAGATGATGGTATTCTATTTTGAGCATATTTGTATTCTTTTAGATATAATGTTTCGCCAACTGTGAATTGCACATTGCCTTTCCATTCTACATTTTGTAAATAAAAATGCATTGCTTCAATTAACGCATCAATGTCTTGTACATTTCTTATTACTAAATCTTCATCAATTTTTAAACCAGGCTCAGGATTGTCATCGCTATCTAACCAAGTTTGTATAACTGCGTGTGCATTTGCGAAAGCATCAAATTGAATTTCATCAATTGCATCATCGATGCCAACGAACAATTGGTTAGTATCAGTAGTGAAGCCCATTTCACCGGTTTCTAGTGTATCGACGCCTATTTCCTCACGGAGGCCGCGCCTTAGTAGAATTTTTACGTTTGTTATTGCCATTTCGTGTAACTCCTAGATTACATGTATTTATCAAAATACTCTTGAACCTTAGTAGCCCATAACAATGAATACTTATCGAATTCTTCCCCTTCTACAACAAATTCTTGATAATTACCGAGATTATCTGCCTCAGCGTCCCACCCAATCATCATAATAACAATAGTGCGAATATCAGTGCCATATAATTCATTGTGTGCTGCTGCATATGCTGCGCCTTGTAAGAAATAATCATCTATCCATGCACGTTTTTTAGGTTTACGTGTTGTTTTGAAGTCAATAATTGCTTGCTGTCCTTTATATACGCCAATGCAATCTGCGGTACCAGCATATAACCCAGGGTAATATAGAGGTACTTCTGTCCCCCATACTTCACTAATCTTACTAAGACCATCTTTGATAACAATGTCTGAAAGTTCTTTGGCCATCTGATGGATGAGATTTGATCCACTTGGTCTATCTTCTTCCAGAATAAACTTTTCTAAATGCAAGTGTACTTGTGTGCCAATTCCAGTAGCAAGGTTCATAATACGATTTGCTTCTTCATTGCCAACACGGCGGCGCCATTCATGTAACGCTGTTTTATCTGCAAGTGCACTCAAAACTGTTGTAACACTTGGCAAGGGCTTACCTTCAGGTGTTTGATAGTGACGGGATCCGTCTACATTCACACGTGATAGGGGAGCATAGGTATAAGTTTCTTTTAACATATTTCTATTATACTATACTTTTATATAAATTACAAGTCTTTATTTACTATAATATAGTTATATAGCAATTATTATATGCCAAGAAAAAAGCGTAAGATTAATCTTACGCTTTAATAGATTATAATTTTTTAAATTAATTACAAATGTTTTTTTAATTCTTCAATCATAGTTGCTTTTGTATTTCTACGATCCAATTGCACACCTAGATTTTCATCTGCCCAAATATCAATTTCTTTTTTAGTCATAGTTTCAAAATCAGGATTAGTTTCTACTTTTTTATTATTTTTAGTGTCGATGATTAAACTAGTTTCAGTCTTTTCTACTGTAATTGGAGTGACGGTTTCTACTACTGCATCTTTTACTTTTTCTTCAACTGCAATTTGAATTTGTTCTTTTTCTGCTTCAAGATTTTTTGCTGCGGATTCAGCCTGTGCATCTGCAATTCTTGCAGCATTCTCTCTTGCTGCTTTATTTACTAATGTTTCCCTACGTTTTTCTGCAACCTCTGGTGATAACGATGCCAACACTGCTTCAGTTGTATTGTTTTCAATAGATTTTAGTAAATTCTGCATTTCTTTTTTAGAAACTACTTTCGGTTCTTTACCGCCTTTTATGATAAGTGGCATTATTTCATTCTCCTCGATGTTGCTTTAGAAGCAAGTTTTTTAACTGTATCTCTAGAATCATCATCTTTATTTGATGTGGGGGCAAATTCTAAGTCAATACTATTTAAACTTACATTACTAACATATTTACTATTTGATAACATATCAATCAAACTTTCTGGGGTAATAGAATGACCCAAATCATTTAATTCACGTACCATTATATCCGTTCCGATGGTATTAATATCATTCGCCTTTAAGCGAACAAGATATACATTTATATCATTAATAAGTTGCGACTTATAATTGTCATTTTCGCTTAAAAGTGTTGAAATTTTCATATTATGATCTCTTTGCTCTGCCTAGAGGTTCGTCATTAGGACCAGATGCTGCTTCATCGCCGCTTGCAAAATCTACTTCTACATCATCTTCGAAATCATCTTGCATATCACCGCCGATTACGTCACCTGCAGACATATCATCTGCTGGAGCTTCGCCATTCAGAACCAAAACTGCGTCATTCACAGTATCTTTTGTTGCACGTGCTTGTCCCAATAATCCTGCTACTGCATCATTTACTGCATCTTTAAATGATGCTGCTCTTTCTGGACCGTGTGAATATGCCATTTCATCTGTCAGTGGGCCAAGTTGATCGTTTTGTAGTTTGCCTAGTTTTTCAATCATGTCTTGTAGTTCATCTACTATACCACGAGCCGCCATCATAACTTCCGCTTCTGCAGCATCACTTTCAAGTAATTTGTTAAGTTGTGCTAGTAGGCCTTCTTCTAACTTTTCTTTTTTCATTTTATATTCCTTTGGTGCTTCGTAAGTATTGCTATACTTTGTCATTGTATCAAACTTTGGTGCATCACCTTCGTTTGTTTTTTCTGCTTTTGACGCATGTACTGCTTTACGCTGTGCATCTGATTTGTATTTACCCTCAGTTGCTACTGATTCATTCTTTAAGAATGCCGGTTTATCATCTGACTTATCGTCTGGTGTGCCATTGTCATCCATTGGCATCTTACCGTCGCCTTTGGCTTTCTTCTTAGCCGGCGCTTTGCCTTTTTTCTTTGCATCTTGATATGCTTTTAAACCTGCTGGTAATTCACCTTCCGCAACGTGTGCTTTCAATAGTGATTTGATTGTTTCAATCATAAGCATGTTTTCAACATATGCACGATCCTGATAGTTCGAAGTCATTTCACGCTTTTGTGCTTCCAATTGAACTTTCGCTTCTCTTAGTGATTCTAAATCACCTTCTATTTCATAACCGAAATTGCTTTTCATATACTCATTCATTTTTGAAGAGATAGCAACTGGGTTAGAGTTGTAAAAAATTGTTTTATTCATGATATTTGCCCCAATACATAAAGTTATATTATGTATTTATCTTTTTAGTTTCATTTTATAATCTATTTAATCGATTCATATATAGATTTAATACTACGTTTGGCACTTCCTGCTTCTGATTTTGCTCTAGTAAATCTTGCTTCGGCAACATTCATTTTACTAATATCTTTACGCTTTTTCGCTTTTGCATATGTATCTTTATATTGTATCGCATCAAAATAAAATTGTTCAAATACTGCATTACTCGCCATTATTTTTGTTAATTCTGGTGAGTTCATTTTCTTCCCAGAATTCAAGTGTTTTGTAATAACATATGCAGTTTCGTATAAACAAATATTCTCAAATAGTGTATCATTTGAACGATTGTCTCTAATATCATAGTAACCATCATCAGTCTTCTCAACTGAAAACATTCCTACTTTTACACCATTTGGTGTCTTTGTAGACTCATTCATCGTTGTTGCAACTTTTTTAGAAACATTTGAACTGGCACTGTTGAACGCATTCAAAATATTTTCCATTGCTTTAATATCTGCTGTCTTTACTCCGATAGATGTATCTATATGTCCAGATTGCTCTGCTGCTTGTTTTTCATAGGCAACTTGCTCTTTCAATGCTGATTTGTCACCGTTAAGTGCTTTCATCAGATTTGACATTGCATTTACATCTTTTTGGCTAGGTGCTGTCATTTTGTCCTCCGTTAGTTGACACGATACCCTTTTAGTGTTGGTATTAATACGCCTTTATGCACTAGTTTATCAGCGATTAAGGCATTTCTATCACTTAATTGCGATTCATTAACATATTCATTTTCAGAAAAAAATTCTACCAAAAGATCATTTTCTTCTTCGGTGACCATAACATATATGCCACCTAAAACTTCCTGTAATTTCATATTAAACTCCTTTACTTATTGAGTTTATTTAATAGACTTCTAAATTGTATTGCTGTTTTAGGATCATTTGCAAGAGCGCCCAATGATTTTGCTTGCTGCGCCATCGCAAAACGTTGCACAGGCGTTAATGCTTTTCCTTGCTCGGCTCTATCTAATGCTTTTGCTGCCTGTTGACCGCTAATACCGCCCAAGGCCTTCTTGCCCAATCGTTGCATTGCCTGTGACTTCTTGGACATTGTAGCAGGATCAGAATCGCCACCCGACTGTTGCTGCGCTTGCTGCGCTTGAGCCTGTTGTACGCCCTTCATTTCACCCGGTGTTAATGAAGTACGTGTACCTTGGGAGCCCGAAGAATATGCTTCATCGACACTGAACCCCAAAACTTCTTTGGCTGCATTTTCATTTCTATCACGTAATGCCCGCATCAATTCAACATATTTACCGAAATCAAGAGTTTTCATTCGGTTACGTACATCATCATCACTGGAACCAACTAAATCTGCGATACCAGTCAATCTTGTATTATAAGTTTCAGTGACCATTGCGTTTTCTATACTATCTTTTAATCCCATTGTTTCTCTACCTATTCAGCATTTTTAAGCGTTTACTTGCTGGATTCATTCTCTTAGTCATTTTTGATTTTCGTGCCATACGAGAACCCATTTTTGCTTTAGTTTTTGCTAATGTAAATCGTTTCTTAACATTAACTGGCTTAAAGCATGCAGTGGGGTTAGCAACTGTTTTACCTTTTAATCTACCTGACGAACAACGATATTTACGTACTACTTTTTTGCCACTACGAGCATAAACAAGTTTTGCTTCATAAAATTCTTCATCAGGTGTTACAATTTCTTCTATAAGCATTATATCACCTTAAACACAGAAGTCAATAGTGCAATTAGCAATGTACCAAATAATGTTGAACTTGCCCAAACAACTATCTTTTTTAACTCCGTAAATTGTTCCTTTGTATCCAATGTCTGTCTTTCTACTAATGTTTCTAACCGCCTGATTGAATCATCTAGTTTCCTAAATCGTTCATGATTAACTGCCACATGAGTTTCTAAACTCTGCATCTCAAGTGCTGCTAATTGCGGTTCATTTATAGACATCGTTCTTCTCCACGAATTGTTATATGTATTTATCATTTTAGTTTAAAAGGATTATCCACATATAAAAAAACCCAGTATTAATACTGGGTTTTTTCTTTACATTCACTGCTTAATGGGGGATCTCCACATTCTATTTCATTATGCGAATGATTCCAAGACCATACTAGGTAGTGGGCGCTCAATAGAATGTAGATTTATAGTAGGTCTGACATCTCAAATTCCATCGTGATAGGATCCATTGGTACACCATTAATATCTACACCGTAGAATATTTCTTTAAGTAGTGCAACATTGTCACCAGCACGTTCAAACGCTTGTCCGTGTTCTACTGCAAATTTAAAAATCATACCATTACCAGTTAATGTTGGAGCAAGACCAGTAAGTGTTACTGGAATGGGACTATTCATTATTACTGGTTGTGCAACTAGATTAATTAAGTTACATACGTCATCAAAATTTTGCTGTGACTGGTCTAATATATCACCAGTTGAAGTGATATCCAATGTCTTTACATATATTGTATAAAAATTCAAGTTGCCTGATATATTTTCACTTGAACCCGCAGAACCGTGTATTCTTGCCATATTGTTTCTCCTAATAATGTATATGAATATTTATCAATAATTATTAATGATTTAAAATAAAAAAGACCCAGCAATGCCGGGTCTTTATACTCTATAGATAGAGTTTATGTATTAGTAATCAAAGTCTGTTACTGTGTAACCAGTTGCTGTACTTAGTGTTGCTGCATCCCATGCGCCGTTGTTTTCAACTGCGAAACGAACATCTGTGCCTGCGCCGCCGTTAACACCTAGGATAACTACTGTTGCACGTGTGCCTACTGCTTCAACAAGAACTTTGTTGTCAACTGCGCCCGCGCCTGCGTCTGCTGTGAAATGTACTAGTGAGCCTGTTAGGAACTGACCTGCATCATATGATTCATGTACTTTTGCTACCATTTTATTTTCTCCATTAAATGTTTTGGGACTCTATTGTCCTATACTTTTATTTATCTTTTTTGTACCAGAAATTATATATTACTTTCTTCTGGATTGAAATTTTGTTAGACCAGATTTTGTTGGTCTATCATACGTTGTTTTTGCCAATCGTTTGCCTAGTTCTTCAGCGCCCTTACTAATAGCATAAATGCCACCAATTGCTGCTGCCCCTTTAACAATAGGTTTATCCCAAATCTTTTTCTTTTTATCGTTTCTATCATTTACCATATAATTGCCACGCTTTTGAAAAGATAGTAATGGTTTCATAAACTCACTGCGGAGTGCTTTGGAACGCATATATTGAACACAGCGTGTTACTACTAGTGCACGTTGATTTTGGTTCAAATTATCCCAATCACCAATCAATCGGCGCATTGATTTCATCATACTATCTTGTATATTCAATTGGTTTTGGAATCTAAGTAACATTTTTTGCTCAAACGCTGAATTAGTTTTGTTATTTCCAATATGAGTTAGATATTGTACTAAATCTGCTTTTTTAGGTGATAATCTTTTCTTAGCAATTACATCTTTTTCATTACTATCATCTTGGTCTTTGCCCATCAAACGGTTTAAAGAAATGTATAGATCCGTTCCACTTGTTCTAAATGTATCAAAATTTCTAAAGGCTGCTGTACGTTTTGCATATTCACTTGCTAATGGCGCATAATCATAATCTTTATTAAAAATATTTAATAGCATTAAATACATGAATGAAACATTGGCAGCATCATCTAAATTAACCTCACTTGCTATCTTTTTATTTCTAAACAAGCGGCTTTCAGTTAGTTCGTGTACTAATTGTAAACTTTTATCATCATTGTCATCAATTTCGTGGCCACCATATATTGTTGCCCATTGGCTTGCTGTATATTTTTTTTCACTCATGTGTCATCCCCTTAAATAGGTTCGCAAGATTAATAATTTTATTACTTGCATATGTTTTGCAGCATCTAGGTATGATTGAATGTATAATAATTGCAAATACGGCAATCTGAAGTTGTAGAGCAATACCAAGTGCAAATTTTGCATGTTGTAACGGCCCCATATTCGCTTCTTCCAAGTGTTCTTTACATTCTTTACTAAACATATTATTTCCTAATTACTTTGCGAAATTCGCAGCACTAAATTCTAATCTATCAACAATTTTCATGGCGCGGCCAACATGGTCTACGATAACAAAACCCTCAGGGTCAGTTACGTTAAAAGAGCCATCTGGCTGTTCAATAAAACTATCAATCGCTTTAATGTCTCGCATTTTGCGCTGAAACATCATTTTTACTGCTTCGGTTTTTAAATACGCTCTATACATATTAGCAATATTTTGCGCATTCTCTTCAATAAACTCAACAACTTGTTTCTTTTTATCTAATTTTGCTAGTCCTGCTTTTCCTTCTGGCCCAGTTTTTAATTTAGTCATATCAGTATCAAACTTGTCTTTTAATTTATTAATAAAATCTGATACGAATTTATCTGCATCTTGTTCTAATGCATTGCCTGAACGAATAGGTGTGTTTGCGTGTGCCTTAAGTGCAGCAACTATATCTATTCCACCAATACTATTATTAATTTTCTTAAATACTTCTGGACTAGGGATATCCAAACTTGCAAGTTCGTTAATTGCAGTTTTAATTGCACTAACTTCCTTCTTATTAAGATTTACTTGCCCCGATACATCTTTAATACGTGCATCTGTGTACCAAACATTAGATGATTTATTCAAGTTACTTGCATCATAGCCAAATCTAGCACTCATATCTGCTAATGTATCGCCCTCATAACTGGTATGAAATACTACACCAAGATCAGATGATAACATTTCACGTGCAGTATTACTATCGGCAGGAACAACGTATGTTATAGTATTAGGCTTGAACGCTATATACTGTTCACCTTCAATCTGTACTTCTTTTAAATCATCACGTGTAAAAAGAAGATCACCTTGAACTACTCCAGAAATGCCCAAGTTTTTAAGGTGTTCAAGTGATGCATATAATTTATCACGCAATCCTTTTTTACTTATTGCTTCGCCGTTTTTGGTGACATCAGCATGGTTTTTTTCAATGTCTTCCGGCTTTTTATTTAATTTAGGGCTTTTTGCAAATACGCCTTTGGTTCCAACAAAGAATTCTCCATCTTCTGGATCAACGCCGGCAAATATCGCAGGGGCGCCGTCCCATTTTGTTGTAATCGCATCGCCGCCGCCGTCTCCATCCAATGAAGATAATAATTTGGAGTAAGTGCTAACAACACGTTTTAATCCCTCTTGCCCATACATGAAGATTAATTCCTCAGCATGATCCAAGTGCGTATTTTTTGCTTCACTCAAATCTTTATCAAACAGACCCTTTAGTTTTGAGTGAAATCCTATTTGCTTTTGGCGAGGTTTACGAGGCCCTCTAAATCTGCGCTCAAGGCCTTGACTTAAAATAATCTCACTGATTTTCATTTCTTATCTCCAAATGGATTTTCACCAGTTAATTGCGGTCTTGCAAACCACAACTTAAACCACTCATCCGTTCCAGGCTGTATATTATTCTTTTTCTGATACTCGCCTTTTTCTTGGCCAGTATGTGAAATATTCTCCTGATGTTGAGATACATCATAGGGCTTATATATACCTGCTAGAACCTTTAGTTGGTGTAACTGCTGTTCAAAATCCATTATTTGTCTACACTATTCATGCCTCGCTTAAACTTCCGCGGGTCTTTTGTACGGATACTGTTAACTAAACGTTTTTGCAAATCATTTGAGGTTTCTTCATCAAAATTATTTTCAATGAATTCCATCAAATGTATCGCACCTGCAATAAGGTGTTCACCCTTTTGTTCAACTAGCCGCTTATTATCTTTATCATAAGATATGCTGTTTAGTTCTTCAAATAGACTTTTACGTTTCATAACAATTCTCCGTTAAGTGTATTTATCAAGTTTCGTCAAAAGCAGAACGACTTTTAGTTTTAAGCATCGATCTGAGTGAACTTGCTGCCTGCGTCTTTTCAAATACCGGAGTATCATCTTCATCTGATTTGTTTAGAGTAGTTTTCTTTCTAAGTTGGTCAACCACACTAGAAGAAACGTTTGTTGATGATGGTGTGCCGGCGCCATTACTATTTTGGTCTGGATCATCTGTAATGCGCAAACTATCTCTATCAAATAATAAACTTACTTTACTACCAACACCAGAAGATGATCGTGTTTTTAACAATTGAAGTTGGTATTGACCTCTCTCACGCATTGCATTAGATGTAAAGATACCTATAACGTTATCTGCAGTTTGAATTTTACTAATGCCACCAGCAATATGAGAGTGATCAAATTCAATTTCTTCAACTGCACTACGATTTAATTGTGATGCTGTCACTGTAACAGTCTGTGTTTCCATAGAAAAGTTACGCATTTCTTCAGTAACATATTTGTCTTTGGTGAATGTATCACCTGCTTGGACCTTTTTAGTTGCTGGCATTAACAAATCTAGATAGTCAATACACATACAATCAACTGTTTTGCCAGTTTGTATCTGAAGTTCTTTCAAGTAAGACCTTAGATCATTGATTGTTGAACCACTCGGAAGATACTTTATACGTAGCATACCGGACTGTTTGCCTTTCGCTTTGACTTGTAGTTCAACATCATCTAGGTCTTTAAAAATGCGTCTAGTACTGCGGTCCGTCTGCATTGCATACATACGCATACTTGAAAGTTCCTCGGATAACTCCAATGTGAAGTAGACACAATTCAACCCAGCCTCCGCCCAATTCAGGCTCATATTTTGCATAAAAAGGGATTTACCTGCCCCGGAGCCGCCTGCAAAAATCGTAATCTCCCCACGATTAATGCCACCATATAACTTATCATCAAGAGATTTCCAACCAGTCGTAATCTGACCATTATTGTCTTTCATCCGTTCAAGCACACCTCTAGGATCAGCAAAATAATCTGTTCCTAAACTACGTGCCAGTCCAATTTGAACAGCCTCTTTAATTCTAAGTTCTACTTCACCGTATTTGCCAGTCTCAAGTAAATCTGTGCTATCGATAATAGCCTTCTCAATAGCCTTGTGCCGGCAAAATGTCTCAAACTCATCCACAAACCATTCTTCGTGCTGGGTTATGTTGTCCAACTTCTCAATGTCTTGCCCCGTTTCTGCCTTAATAATTGCAGTATCTGGCAGTGTAGAATAATCTTCACTATAATCAATAAGTTGTTTGACCACAGGACGAACACTGCGGTCAAAATATTCAGGCTTAATAATCCCTCGGATCCTAGTATATAGTTCAGGATTAGTCACCATGAATTGAATGAATAATTTCTGTAAGTCTGTGCTATAATTTTTTACTTCTGACATTTGTATATTATATCATTTCTATGTATAAAAGTCAACACTTTTAATCAAACAGTGCCGGGTTTAAATTAGTTTCTTCTTTTTTGCGCAACCGATCACGCTTCCAACCTTCGCGCTGCTTTTCTCTTTTGGCAAGTTCTTCAGCAGATGGTGCAATAGGGGCTGGGTCAGGTAATACTTCAACTTCATTTAGTGTTGGCAAAAAAGCATCATATGCATTCTTATTCATTTCAAACCCAACAAACTCTCTACCGTAACGTAATGCAGTTCTCGGTGTAGTAAAGCCGCCACAAAATGGATCCATTACTACATCGCCACGATTACTGCTATATAGTATAAACTTTTCAATCCAATCTTCATTCAGTTGGTTCTTGTTTTTAATTTGTCCCGGCTTATGACTTCGTGGCATTGTTTGTACTGTTAATCGGTCGTGATAACTATCTTTACTGTCTGTGTAATAAGCATTAGTATTAAATGTGCGCTTTTGTTTGCTTGTTTCTGGCTTTGACCAAAATAAAACATGATAGTGACTACTTACAAATTTGTTTTTAGTTGATACACCAAAACTATATTGTGCAATAATATGATTTATTTCTTTTAAGTCAGTTGAATGTAATGCATTAAGTATATGATGTAAATTTGTATAGCCACTAACAATATACATACTGCCACCAGGACGCAAGACTCTTGCACATTCAGTAATCCATTGTTTAGAGAATTCGCCATATGTTTCCAATGGAACTTCTACATAACCTGGAACTACATTACCTTCATCACGATTGTAATGAGCGTCAAGTTTATCACCCTCTATGCCATACGGCGGGTCAGTAAATATTAAATCTACTGTTCCATCTCCTATATGTTCACGAATACCGCTAGTACAATCTTGATTATAAACTGTATGATTCATTTACTCTCCTTAATATCTGATAATTATACTATAAATCGAATAAGATATCAAGCATTTTCTATACTTTGTTTTACAGATTCAATTACCGCACGTTGTGCTTTGCGTTTTGCATCTTTATAATTAACTTCTACTAGTTTGGTATCTGAAATATCTTCCGGTCGAAAAATAAACTCCAATGCATTAAATGGAATATGCGCTTCAATTCCGTCAGATACACTAACCAAATATGGTTTAATATCATCTGCACTGATAATTGCAATTGCATTTTGTTGACCTAGCATATAAAAATCAGCAGGGTTTTCAATTGTGGTGCCTTTGTTTTCGCCTAAACTATTTTTTATTTTTACTTTAACTGTCTTTTTTTGATTGTTACGTTTGGTAAACATACCATCAGTCATGTATTTAAATTCGATATCTAAATTTTCTAGCGTGTCTCTATGGTCTCTGCCAATATCATCAACCCAAACTAGGCGCCCGTCTGATGCTGATTCAACTGTTTGTTCAATTATATCTGCCTTATCAAATCTATCTTTTCGGTCATTCAATTGTGATCCCAAACTATATACAACCGAACTATATACTTGTGAATTAATTACTGATTTTAATTGATCTGCATACGTAGACGTTTCCATTGCACTGTCTCCTATAGTGTCATAAAGTCTAATATACACTCTTTATATAGTGATTCGTATTAGTTGTCAAGTAAAAAGGGCACCGAAGCGCCCTTTTATTTTCCACTACCAAATCTGTCTTTTGGTCTATAAAAAATCTTTTGATTATGAAATCTTCCTAACAAATCTCGAATTTCTTTCAACTCTGCTGCCAAGTCATCATCATATTCTTCCATTAAACGCTGTGCTCTCCTTGAAACCTTTGCACTTAATGCATTTTCTATGATTTCTAGATCCCTAACTGATAACTTAAAATTTTCATTTGGTTTTATCATGATATTATATACTCTAGTATGTAGTAATAATTTTATCAGCGATGCCGTGCCTAACTGCCTCCTCGGGCGTTAACCATACATCACTCTCTGGCAAAAGATTCTTACGAATATATGTTTCATTTTTACCAGTACATTTCTTATAATGGTCAAGCATACGTTCAGTTGATAATTCAAACTCTTTAACAATCGACATTAGTTCGTGTTCTTTACCTTTTGAACCCCAACTATATTGATGTGACATTACACTTGTGTTCTGAGTAAGATAACGATGTCCTTTTTCGCCAGACATCATTAGTAGTACCCCACAACTTGCAATCATGCCCATGCCATACGTATGTACTGGGATTTCACTTTGTTTAATTGTATCGATTAAATGCATTGCACTTGCAACTGAACCACCCGGAGAATTAATATAAAGATGAATAACAGAAGGACGTTGTTCTGCAGGCATCATATTATATTCCATAATCATTTTTACCAATGGCATACAATTTTCTTGATTGAATTCCTTATCCATGAATAAGACACCGTTATCATACAGAATTTCACCTGGCTTTTTAGGTTGCGTAGGTGGCGGTGGCATCTGCATCTGTGGGGGGACAGGTTGCTCTTTGGGTGACGGGATTACTTTTGTCTCTACAACTGGTTTCTTCCCTACCGTCTTTTTGGTTGTTTTCTTTTTAACTGGATTCTTTGCCATATATTTGTATTTCCTATTATTATCCCAAACGCATCTTTACGTTTATTTTAGTACTATTACTTATCTTACTATCAATTATACTTTTTAAAGTATATAACTTACCATATTTATTAACTGCATCCGCTGCATCTTTTATTTCATTTTCCCATCTTGGAAAACTAACACTCCAACCATTTTCAATAGCCTGTTTAATTAATTTTTCACCTGCTTTATCTCTGTCAGGACTTAATATGATTTCGCCTTTAAATAAATTAATATAGTCTATTTGTTCTTTACTTGCTTCGTTACTCATTACAGCAACACAATCTAATGCCGCTGCATCAAATACACCTTCAGTTACTATTAAATACTGTCGATGACTCTTAATAACATCAATATTATATATGAAGTCCTTGGGAGTCTTCATCATATATTTTGAATCTGCTTTTCCTGTATAGTCCCTGCCCGTGTAACCTACTATGCGGCTGCCCTGGTAGTATGGAATAATGACTCTGTTTCTAAATACTGGATGTGGACTCCAATATATATTACTTACATGGTCATATAGTCCACGATCTATTAGGTATTTAGCACCTAAAATTGCTCTTTTATCAGGTGCGTCAATTTGTAGTAAATCATCCAATAATACACTTCCTTCGGGTAATTCACAATCTTTAAATTTGGGTATAATAGTACTAGATTTTTCACTAGTAAATATCATTGGACCGTCTGCTAATTCTTTATCTCGTATTGCTTGCAATTGAATACGTTTAATATCACCATCCGGAATGCCCAAATTACGCATTAGTAAAATCATTTTTTTGTTAATGACCCTACCTGATTTATGTGATGCAGTAAACCCGCAGTTAAAACAATGATACGAAATACTTTCATCATCTGTGCGAATACCACCACGTAATCTAGTATCGTTACGTGCTTCGCCGTTTTCTATACAACAAGGACAGTTAAAAGACAACCACCCACCCGATGATTGCCGTCTCTTGTGCGGTAAATGTGAATATAATACTTGTTGTATTTCCATAGTTAAATTATAACATTAATTTAGTTCATAGTCAAGGCGTTTTTAAATTAGTCAAATAAATTTGAGTTGTTAAATCGTTCTGCCATTTTTTTATACATCTCTGGATCACGCTCAATTAATATTGCATTTCGGTTAATCAATCTTGCTGCTGAACCTGTACTACCACTACCGGCAAAAGTATCTAGAACTGTATCATTGGGATTACTACATAATGTAATAAAATATTCTAAGATTTCTTCTGGCTTTTGAGTCGGATGTATTTTATTTTTGCCCAAACCGCCACTATATGATATTGTATTTGGAACCACACAATGAACTACATCATTAGTTTTTTTCAAATTACTATAAACTTTTTTGGCATCATCTAATGCATCATTAAAGCATTTATCCAAATTACCGTAGATATCATCTTTAATATGCTTATACAAAATACTACTTACTTTGTCAGCAAGACTATAGCGTTCAACTATTGTACCCTTAACTGCATCACTATTAAATGTACGTTTACCACCGGGTTTAATACCAAATATAATATATTCACACCCACTTACTGGATTTACATTCCTATTGAACGGCACTGCGGCTGGCTTTTTCCAAGTGAATACACGCTTGGGTTCAAACCCAACTGATTCCATTGCTTCCCAAAGATGACTAATATATACATCACTGATGAAAACACAAAACGTCCCACCCTTGCGCATCTTATTAAACCATACTTCAGACCATTCTATAAGTTGCAGTTTGAAATCAGTATTGTCTAGACTATCCCAATTTTCTGCAAAAGTCTTGTCAAATTTTTGACTATGTATTGCATTTTTATTTTCGCCAGTTACTGGATCAACCCATTTAACTTCCTGAGCACCTCTATCACTTATATTATAAGGTGGGTCAGTTAACAACAAATCAATTGAGTTATTATCAATTTGATTCGCAGCCGTTCGCATATCGCCGTTTATAGTAATAATTTTATTCATGCGTTTATTATATACGCAAAGTTAATAAATGTCAATAGATTATTTTAAACTCATTTTGAAGCCAAGTTTATTTCCTGCTGCATAGCCTGCCCAGCCAAATTCAAAGTTTGCCTTTTTAAAAGATGTTTTCTGAAATAACATTGCTCTATTTTTAACATCAATATTTACTTGGATTACACTCAATTTTCGTGCTAAATCTTGCAACGATTGCTGTATCTCTTCGTTCATATTTAGATACTTCCAAATCCATTCACCCAATGGGGAAACTATGTAACGTACTCTATCATCTCTTTCCCATATAGCATCAGTGAGTTTTGTTTTCATAGTTGCATGAAATGGCTCTAGTATTTGCTTCAAATCTTCTTTGTTTTCAAAACTATTGAGCCAGTCTGATATTGTAGTCAGGGACATATCTTCTCTTTTTATCCCAGAAATTTCACTTAATGATTGCAATGGCGTAGTGCCAAAATAACTATGTAATTTAATGATACCATCTTTTGCACTATTTTCATTAACAGTTTTAAATACAATATAACTCTTCTGTTCTGCGGGATTTACTTTGCCTTCTCTGATCTTATCAGAAAGAGCATCAATAATATTCTGAATAGTAACTTTGCCGCCGCCGCCAGATTTGACACTGATAGGATAATCGATATTTAATCTTTCGCCGTAAAAATCAATTAATGCAGCATTACTTAGTTTTGGGAAATAAGCATTAGCAAATCCCATATTCGAATGGCTCCAAATTGCAGAAAGTATTTCCCCATAATTTTTAGAAATAGTTGCCAAATCACTGGGAGTAAATGCAGATAAATCTATATTAGCAAGTGATATGGTATTACTCTTTGTAGCAGATAGTTTTGCTATATTAAAC